ATGGAATTGGAAGAACGCATTGGCAAAATTGAACGGCTTTCGGTGCGAATTACCGCCGCAGGGCTGCTGATTCTTGCATTGGTGTCGCTCTTGGCGTTTGGCTGCTTTGAGCTGGTTAAATTTATCGCCCACTTGGTGAAGTCATGGTAGCCCGCTACCGAATCTCGGCGCCGGGATTATCCCGCCGGCGTGAGTTTTGTCCCGACGTCGGGATTTTGTCGATACCCCTGACGAATGGATTACCACTTAGATGGGCATCAAGCAGCGACGGGAAGCAAGAGATAGCGAGCGCCCGCCATATTCTCGACCCATCCTGCGGCTCATGAGGTTAGGCGCCTAACTTTTCCACAGAAAAGGATGTTTTCGAAACACCCATTTACAGCCCATACGAGCGTTACTTTAAGTGACAAATGTCTTGATTTCGGACGAGAAATATGCTAGTATAATAATTGTAATCATCTCTGGTCTTTGAACGGTCTTATGGCTCACAGGTGCAGTTGGTTCCGCCGCCTTGGTCGCTTATTTTTTGGTTTTCACGTTACTGAACTTCTTAACCACTAAACTAGAATCAAAGGGGGTAGATATGATGGCAAATATTAGGTCGCTTACAGTGTCTTTTCTCGAAACTGGTATGGCGGTCGGGACCAATCTCCTTGTGGCTTAACCCCGCGACTGTTCTGCTAATAACTCCTTCAAATCTTTCCTTACCGCTGACGCTATAGCTTATCTATGAATTTCTGCAAACGAGTCGAGACAACGTGGGGTTGAATTTCGCTGTTTCTCTTTGCGTCAATTTTCCTCACAAGTGCAATTATGCTTTCGAGTTCTTTCAAGACTTTTGCCTTATCGTAGTTCAAACCTTCAGCCTTTAGCTTTTTGATTTCCCGCTCGAACATGGTTCTTATCACGCCGTAATGCTCTTCATACCTCTTAAGGCATTCGTCATAACTACCACATGAAATAGAGTAGAATTTCAATCCTTCGTATCCGGCGTAATTTCCATTGACCTTCGTGTATTCTAAGCCGCTTCGTGAATGGCTGGGGCAGGACCACTTCATGCCCTTCGTATTGCTTTTCCCACTCCAGACAGTATCATCCGCCACTTCTTCAAGTCCCAGCTCCGATGCTATCAGCTGGGCCAACTTATATGGTTGTGCGTTGTATTGGTAAAGAATGGTAGCGTCTTTATTCACCTCACCTCCGATGAAACGGAACGGAATGATAAAGCGGTTATCAGTCTTGCCTGTTATATCGTATTCAATAACCTCCAACTCCTGAACATCCTCATACTGTTCATATTGGGCGGGATATAGTTCCAGGAATTTTTTGTAGGCGTATTCATCGTCAAGATTGGCGAAGACTGGATATCCATCGTCATCTTTCTCTTTGACGAGTTCCTCCAGTCGATTCTTGTATTCATCGACTGATAAGAGCCCATAACTAACGATTCTGCTTTTTGTTTCCACTAGGCTAACAACTTTAGGCTTATGGTCCATCCAGCCGTTTTTGAATTCCTTGATTCTCTTGCCATCGACTTCTACTGTTCTGGGATAGTGGTCCAATTCCAGCAGGTAGCTGTCATTCACTTTCTTTAGAGTTGCTTTCATGTTTGTGAGGTTAATAATTCCCTCCAGAACTTCTCTGGTGATAAATATGTACCCGGCTCCATCTGGCAATGGAACCACTCCCGTGATAACCACTTCCAATCTTTCCCCAGCGCCTTGCCCAGAGCCTTCCAGAATAGAGGGTCCATCATTATTTGGTGTCGATAGGCGTAACCGTCTTTTAGCGTGTTGTTCAATTTGCCGAATTGGTAATCTTCCTTTTTTACTGCCAACTTTATTGCGTCATTCATAGGAGTAAATCATCAGCTAATTTTCTACCTTCGGGAGTAAGACAATGCCCACTCCCAGCCACCATTCCATCTTCATCAAATAACCCTCGCACATACTTAGCTAATCCCTTACGAACCAAAGAACGTACTGAACGGCGAGTCTGTTTTTCCTCTAAACCAGATTGCTCAGCTATCACTCTAAAGTAGGTACACATATCGTCGCCATATTCACTTTCGCTAGAAAGCATAGCCAGTGTTTGTAGGCACAATTTTTCTCTTTCACTCAATTTAGTTGGTTGGTCCATATTTCATAGTTTTAATAATGAGGGGGTCTTGCGCGCTTCCGTGGAAGGAGTAGACTTTAGATAGGCGAAACTTCATTTGAAACTCATTTCTTTATCGGGCGACCGCTTAGTACAGCCGCCCCTTCGCCAATGCTAGAAAGCCAAGTCTCGTGGATTCTCACGGCGAGCCTTGTCAATAATCTGACTAGCTTGCTGCGCCACGATTGGCACCTGTTCTATACCCCGGACAAGCCGGTTCATTTCCAGGGCGATTTGTTGGAGTTCCTCATCCGAACGCCACGCGCCCCATACAAAGGTTTTAGGCATATGGTTCTTTGTTAATGGTTAAAGAATAGTTCTCTGATTAGCCAGACCATGAGTAGTCCTTTGAGGAGTCCATCAAGGAAGGCGGTGATTAGTACAACAATAGGCATATTGGTTCTTTGTTAATTATTGCTTATCCGGGCAGTCCGGGTTTTTACAGAGATTGAAGTATTCGACTCCGTTTACTTCGTCACTCATCATGGTTTGTTCCATTGGCCCACCGCAGGTTTTGCACTTCTCGACTGATTTATCAAAGTTGGCAATGGTCCGGTTCCAGGCTTTCCTGTCCTCTATCATCTGTTGGTAATCAGTAAAGTTTCGCTGTTCACTTCCCAAGTCAAATTCTGGCGGGTCGATAGGTAATTCCATTGGGTTGTTCATAGCCATTTGGTTCTTAATTGTTGTTTGAGGTTGAGATAGCCAGGGATGTCATCTATCAGTTTTTCTATGATTTCAGTGGAGATGAACTGTCTGAGTACTTCAGGTGTAATACGTTGCTTGTTTATCAGCGCCGAATCGGAGTAGCCACTTTCTTCTATTTGTTCTTTCCAGTTGGACATAGTTATGGTCTTAAGAATAAAAGGCTACAGCTACAAACAGAATCACCCCGGCGAAGGCCAGTACATAGGCCAGCACTTCCTTCCTGTTTGAACGCCTGAACGGCTTGTGATTGGTGATAATGCCGTTAGAGAAGATTTGATGGTTTCGCATGAGATTGTCGCTTAATTATTTTAAGTCCAGTTTCCACTCTTGATTCAGTATGTGTTCGATGGTTGCCGAGATAGATGCTTTAAGGCCGTGTTCACGTTCATATTTCCGCAGACGCTTGACGACACTTTTCCGCACCCGTTGATTCAGGTACACACTCTTATTTTTCATAACGATTTATTTCTTGAGCAGGACGCTCAATTAAGGTTGGTACTGTAAGTTTAGCACGCTCGTACAAGCTGTAAAGAGACAGCCTGTGGACAAGTCATGTTTCCCTTTTGTATAAGCCAGAAAATCTTATGACAGCATTTACAAACAACCCAGATGACGATATTGAAATGGAACCGCCGAAGCTAAGATTTGGAATATCACCTGATGAGAAGCGAAAACTGGAAGCAGAGGAGAAGCGGAAGAAGAAGGCGGCTAAGCGGGCCTGAGCATTAGCGTTTATCACACATTAAACTTTTCAATAAATCATTTTAAATGCCTACACCAATAATCGGTGAGAACAAAGAAGAATTAGAAGCCAGAGTCAAAGCCTTTCAAGAGGAAATCGCTGAGGTCTGCAAGAAGCACGGTTTTGAATACTTCGCGCAACTAATGATGCGGCCAATCCGGGAGCCTAAAGAATGATGTTCATTCTCGGACTCATTACCGGGTTACTCATCAGCCTGGTAGTTCTCGTCGTCAGCGTGGCTTTAAGAGGTAAGGACGTAGTTACCAAGGTGGTCCAAATCGCCGAAAAGCACACCAAACCAACCGGGGGAATATTCGAGCCCCAGAGTGAAGCAGACGCAGCCAGGGAAATGATTATCCAACGGAACCGCGAGCAGGGACTCGATACCAAGTTTGAAGACCTCATATGACCTGCAAGAACAAGCTACCCCATGACTACAAGCCTTTATATGAAAATCCCGCGGTCAAGGTTGAGTTATGCGCTATCTGTGACGACAAGATTAGTTTTACAAAAGACAGGCAAGGCAGGGTAGATAACAATAAATACTTAGACGCTCACATTAGAAACTTCGCCCAACCCACCGGACGCACTGCCAAACTGTATTACTCCATTTACCATCCCGAACTCTACAACGAGAACAAGCACCGCTGGACTCTGAATGTATGCACAAGTTTCACATGCAACACCCAAGGCACATGTAATCACCCGGCAGTAATGAGAGCAGTCACGATAGGAGACTTAGGAAAGAAAGGAACGAATGCCCACCAATAAACAGAAAGCAGCATTTGACCAAATCATCGAAAATCCTCATAAACCGATTTCACAGGTAATGCTTGAAGTAGGCTACGACAAAAATACCGCCATTCATCCGAAAGACCTTACGACTTCCAAAGGATTCATTCAGTTGCTTGAAGAACATGGATTGGATGACGATTCACTAGCCCGGCGCCATAAACAGCTTTTGAATGATGAATCAAACATAGCCATCAAAGCTCTCGATATGGCCTACAAGGTGAAGGCTCACTATGCCCCGGAGAAAAGTGTTCAAGTTCAGATGACCGGGGATGTAAAAGACTTTCAAAAATACCAAGAGCTGAAGGAGAAGTATGAGCAGGAACTTTTAAAAACGATAGCGAATGAATCTTGACGATATTTCCATTCACTCATGGATACAGTCTAATCAGATTAAAACAGAATCCGGCCAGCCCCTTTCATTCAAAGAACACCTTTTTCTTTTCCAGCCCTACACCGACCTCTCACCAAAGCAAGTAGTCCTCAAAGCCGCCCAAGTTGGACTCTCAACGCTTGAAATCCTCAAATCCTTTTGGGTAGCCAAGAATATCGGCCTCGATATCATCTACACACTCCCGACTGATTCAGATGTACAGATATTCGCCGGCGGGAAGATAAACCGGCTCATAGCGCAGAACCCTGTATTGCAAGGCTGGGTGAAGGACAAGGACCGGGTTGAACAGAAGTCAGTAGGCGATAACCTCATTTACTACCGTGGCACGTGGACGCAGAAAGCAGCAATCTCACATTCATCAGACTTAAACATTTATGACGAAGTTGATTCAAGCAAACAGGATGTCATCGACCACTACTCTACCCGTTTACAACATTCACCGTATAAGTGGGAATGGTACTTTTCTCATCCCTCCGCAGAAGGTACGGGGGTTGATAGGTTTTGGGGACGCTCTGACCAAAAGCACTGGTTTAATACTTGCCACGGCTGTGGACGAGAACAGTTTCTCTCATGGCCTGACAGTATCGACCCTGTTAGAAAAGTCTTCCAATGCAAACACTGCAAGAAAGAACTCACGCAGGAAGAACGAAGGAAAGGACGATGGGTAGCCAGGTTTAAGAACAGAGAGTTTTCAGGCTACTGGATACCGCTTCTTATCTGCCCGTGGGTCTCTGCCGCTGAAATCCTCGACTATCACAAGAACAAAAGCGAAGAATACTTCTGGAATAAGGTTTTAGGACTTCCGTACGTCGGCGGTGGAAACAAGCTCACCAAAGCCCACCTGATGGCCAACCTTACACCTGAGAATATCTACCCGGAAGAAAACGACAGGGTAGTAATCGGACTCGATACAGGAACACAGCTTTACTACGTCATTGGAGGAAGGCAGGGGATATTTTCATACGGAACAGCCAAAGACTATGACGAGATTGAAGCGATGCTCAAGAGATGGCCCAGGGCGATAGTGATATGTGACCAAGGCGGCGACCTCATAGGCTCCCGCAAGTTAAGAGAGAAGTTCCCCGGCCGCGTGTTCCTCTGTACCTTCAGGGCTAATGATGATTCAGATAACCCGAAATGGGGAGACAAAAACGAAGCTGGAACGGTACAGGCAGGAAGAAACAAATTCATTCAGATAGTGGTAGACGAATTCATTGATAAACGAATCCCTCTAATGGGAGATGAAGATGACTGGTACGACTATTGGGTTCACTGGAACAACCTCACCCGCATCAAGGAAATCGACGACAAGACAGGACTACTGAAACGAAAGATTTGGATTAAAAGCGGGCAGTCAGACTTTTCCTTTTCAACAGTCTACTGGCGCATAGGCATGACCCGGTTTGGAGGCGAGGGAAAAGTAATCGGCGCTGGGCCAATAAACCCGAGTCCGAACAGTTATGAGATAGAACCGGACGGCACTATACAGGCCGACTGGCTTAAAAAGATTCAAGAACAAGAAACAACTAATGATTGGCGAGCATGAGCATTTTCAGCAGCATTGGCGGGAAGATAAACAAACTGAGAGGAACAGACGATGAAGAAACACAGGAAGGCGTAGCTTCTGATTTACTGCCTGAACTGGAACTCTCTTTATCCGATGAAGACTTAATTTCCCTTACAGAAAAATGGGAGAAGGCTTGGAATAATTCAGACGTTAAATCTGAATGGGAAAAGAAGTGCGACGAAAATGAGAATTACTGGCTTGGAAAGCAGTTTGGCAAAGCTGAACTCGAACAGCTCCGGCCTCTTGTTGATAACCTCATATTTGAATCCCTCGAAACCTTTCTTCCACAGGCTACCCGCAGGAACCCTGAACCCACAGTTGAACTCGACAGCCGGGAGGCACCATCACCCGAGAATTTACAGTTTGCCCAGACTCTTGAAAAACGCCTCGCTGATATTGCGGATGAACTGAAACTCCGATTAAAGGTTAAGAAAGCCGCCCGTCACTGGTCACTCTACCTGTTGGGCGCGGCAAAAATGGGCTGGGACATCAACCGGGATGGTGTTGCAGTACGTGTTACCAGGGCAAAGAAACTCATCCTTGACCCGAACGGAACGGTGGATGAAGACGGCTATACCGGAGAATTCATTGGTGAAGTCCGGGAGATGAAAGCCTCAATTCTCATTCAGTTGGCTTCAAAGAAATCAGCTTTTATTACAGAGAAAGTCAGCGGAGATTTAGGCACTAAAATCAAATTCAAAGAATGGTGGACTGATGAATACATGTGCTGGACGCTTGATAAAGAAGTGCTCTTAAAACGCAAGAACCCGCACTGGAACTACGACCAGAAGCAGACAAGCACAAGCGTTGATGACATGGGCGTGGAGACGCCGAATGAACAGACAGTGCCAGGTCAAAACCATTTCCCAGTTCCCAAGATACCGTATGTGTTCCTTTCAATATTTAACTTAGGCAAGCAGCCAGTAGATGACACATCCCTTATAAGCCAGAACCTTTCCAGCCAAGACCTCATCAACAAGCGACTCAAGCAGATTGATAAGAACGCTGATTCAATGAACGGCGGAATGGTGGTATCGGGAGAGCGTTCAGGACTCGACAAGGAACAGGCGGGACAGGTTACCGAGGCACTCAGAAAAGGCGGCACTGTTTACATTCCAACTGGCGCACCGTCAGAGGCCGTGGAACGAATGGCCGCCAATCCTCTCCCTTCAGACGTGTTCAACCAGCTCGCCGACACCCGCTCCAGACTCATTCAGACCTTCGGTGTCCAAGGTCTCACCTCGCAGGGTATCGGGAATGAAAAGACTGTCAGAGGGAAGATAATCACCAAAGGACTTGATACAGACAGAATTGGCGGAGGCGTTACCGAATACTTGGAACAGTTCGCGGATGACATCTTCAACTGGATTGTCCAGATGCTTTATGTCTATGACGAGCAGTTGAACGCCATCCCAAAACCCAAAGTCGTTATCAGCGTCAAGGAAGGTTCTCTCCTGCCGAAAGACAACGTGACCCAGGCTAACCAAGCCGTAGAACTCTGGTCCGCCGGCGCCCTTGACCCGATTACCCTGTTTGAGAAACTTGAATACTCTAATCCGAAAGAAACCGCCAAGAATCTCTACCTCTGGCTAAACGCTCCCCAAATGCTGTTTGAAGATGACCCGCAGGTTCAAGGACTGATGCAGCAGCAACAAGCACAGGCTCAGGCCCAGATGGACCAGCAGGCATCTCAAGAACAGCAGACCCAGCAGCAGGACTTACAAAAGGCCGGAATGGACCATGAAGCGAAACTACAGCAGATTCAAGCGCAGCAGCAGGGAGACTTATTAAAGCAAGTACCTACTCAATGAAATACTTCGTAATTAAAAAACTCGTCCAGGCTGAATCTATTCCCGATGCCTTAAAGCGCGAGCGTAACGCTCCCGTTACTGATGTTTGGGAGGACGATAAGCGCATTGAAGATACCGAGAAAAAAGGAAATGTAGGTTATCGATTAAAGTAATTAAAGCGCCGTCGTTGAGGGCGCAATACAAATTCTCATCGCAACAATGTCCGATGAAAACGACGCAATCAAGCGTGAAGGCGATGCTGCCTTCCCTGTAGTGGAGACGGAAACTCCAACCGAATCGTCACCGGAAAGCCAACCAACGGAAACAGCTCCAGAGTCGTCGCCTGAAGCCCCAAAGGAAGACGAAGCCCCACAAGTCCCGTTTCACGAAGACCCCAAAGTTCAGGAGTATATCGACCGACAGGTTGGCAAACGTCTTGACGGGGAGCTTCAAAAGTTCGAGCAAGGAATTGCTCAAAAGTTTTCTCCCAAAGAGGAAACGAATATCCCCAATTGGTTCGGAGGCGATGAAGCGCAATGGAAATCCTATCAGGAAGACCAGAGCAGAATCATCGAAGAAGCGAAGAACAAGGCTGTTACTGAAATCGAGTCTAAGACTCAAGTTGAGAAAGACCGACTTAAGCAAGCCAACGACTGGTTTGAATCTTCCATAGCTGAACTTGAAGCCACTGGTCTAAAGGTAGGCCGCAACAAGGTTTTAAAGAAAGCGATGGATGAAGAACTGGTAGACACGCAGGGCCGATGGAATTACAAGGCAGCAGCTAAACTACTGCTTGCCGAAGAACAAACTCCAAAGCCGAATCTCACTGCCAAGAAGAACCTTGCCGCTTCCACCACCACCGACTCCAAAGCCGAAGACAAGCCCAAAGATTACGTCACATCCGCTGACTTAAAGAAAATGGGCGGCATCTGGTAAGGGATACCTTATCAATTAATCACTCACAATAATGGCTGAATTATATGGACAGCGTATCCAAACGACTGTGCAGACCAAGTTTCTGCCCAAGGTCGTTGATACCGTCTTGAATTCCAATGTTTTGTTCCAGCGCATTGTCCGTGGCGCAAAGCCGTGGAGTGGCCGAAAACTCGAAGTACCGTTCAAGTATGCCAAAAACACTACTGGCGGTTCCTTCCGTGGTTTCGACGCTCTCTCGACTTCCGCAACTGACAACCGCGCCAAGATGGAGTTCGCTCCTTCTTTCTATCAAATTACCTGCGCCCTTCCCGGTGACGAGCTTTCTGTAGCCGACACTGAAGATAAGGTGCTGGATTTGATGAAGCTCACCATCCAGTCCGACACCGAAGATGCTGCCGATGACCTTGGCACCATGTTCTACGCCGACGGCACTGGTAACTCTGGTAAAGACCTCTTGGGCCTTGCTGCCTTGGTTGACGACGGCAATGCCGTTGCTACCATCGGCGGTCAGTCCCGCTCCACTTACTCCACCCTGGCTTCAACTGTAACCGCTTCGAGCGGCACGTTGAGCTTAGCCAAAATGGATACCCTCTGGTCCGCAGTCACTTCAGGCAACCAGAAGCCTACCGCTATCTACACCACTGAAACCGTCTTCAATCTATTTGGTCAGTTGCTGCGCCCGCAGGAACGCATCATGAAAGATGTCGGCGTAATGAAAGGCATGAAGTCCGGCACTGGTTTCTCTGGTCTTTCTTTCAATGGTGTCCCTCTGTTAGCTGATGAAAAGTGTACCTCTGGTTCACTAATCTTCTTAAACGAAGACTTTGTAGACTTCTACGCACTTCCGTTCTACGGCGCCAAGCCAGTTAAGTACTCCGGCCAAATCGAAGGCAATGATTATCAAGCTCCTGTTGGACTTGGTTTCTCCTGGTCTGACTGGATTATCCCGGCTAACTCCGCATCCGTTGTTGGTCATATCTACTTCGGCGGACAGTTCATCACTCGCAACCCGAAGCGGCACGGTAAATTAACCGGTATTACAGGAATTTAATCCTAATACAGAAAGGATTTTATGGCCTATAATATTGAAAATTATCAACCAGAAGCTGCTAATCAAGCTACTATCACCACGGCTAAAAACCTAAGTGTTGGTGGAACTCTTGCGGTTACTGGTACAAGCGCCTTCACGGGTGCTGTAACCTTTACCGCAACTCCGGTATTCACAGCCGGCAAGCCTGTTGGTTTCCAGACTGACGCTTCGGCCGCCACCATTGCTGTAACAGCAGCTCAGACAGGTACTGTATTCCTTGCTACGAAAGGTTCCGCAACCCAAACATATACCCTTCCAGCAGTAGCTGCGGGTTTAACCTATACCTTTATCTGTGGCCATGCTTCAGGTGAAATTCTAGTTACGCCTACTGGGTCTGTTACTACCGTATTTACCACGTTCGCTGCGGTCGGGGCCGATGCTGATACAGCAATCGTTACCCTCACTACCGGAACAGGGCTCAAGAACACTGCTGCCACTAATGCAATCGGAGATTCCATTACATTGGTTTCCGATGGCGTTGGTTGGTACGGTGTTGGAATGACCTCTGGTATCTGGGCTACTCAATAATCATTAATCTCACTTAACAAATGGCTATTCAATTATCAGGCGATACCGTAGTCATCGGCCAGAGTGCGTTTTCTTCCAATGCGACTCAGCAACACAAGCTGGGCCAAAAGGCAGTAGATAATTCTGGACGTGAATTTCGGTACGCAAAAGCCGGTGCAGTCGCGCTTGTCGCAGGAACACTGCTTCAAGCCGCTGCTGAGGTTACTGCTAATCAGAACCTTACTGCCGTTGCTGCTGCTGTTGGCGATACTGTCATCAGTTCCACATCGACAGTAACGGTTACTGCCAACCAGTACGCCGGTGGGTTCGCAATCATCACCACCAGTTCTGGTGTCGGCGTTGCCTATCCGATTCTCTCTCACGCTGCCTATACCTCCGCCGCTCCAACCTTCACGTTGGCCGAGCCGGTTACTGTGGCTTTGACTACAAGCTCAAAGATTGACCTTGTGGCCAATCCTTACAATGCAGTAGTCATCAACCCGACCACGGCGACTTCCGCCCCGGTTGGCGCTGCTATTTATCCAATCGCAATCAGCGAATTCGGCTGGATTCAGACCAAAGGCCCCGCGGCCCTCTTGGCTGATGGAACCGTGACTGTCGGCACTGCCGTAGTCGCTTCCAACGCTACTGCCGGAGCTGTTGAAGCTCTGACAGGTGTTCAGGCGATTGTCGGTAATGCCCTCACCGGTATTGCCACCACTGAATATGGCGCAATTCTGTTGAGCCTCTAGTTTAATAACCTTTGGGGTGGGTGGTTAAACCCCTCTTAAAAAACTAACGGGAGCAGAGTGGAACCATAGGACGAAGCTCTGCCAAAGGACAATTATGAAGACAGTATTATTTGTGAATTTTAGCGACGAAGCCTTTACTGGAATGTGGGACTCTCAGTCTTATCCGTTTGCACCAGGGCAAACAATGTACATGGAAGACTGGAAGGCCAGGCATTTTGCCAAGCATCTAGTGAACCGCGAATTATTAAAGGACGGACAAGAAACCCACACTTCTCCCAAAGAAAAAAACGGAGTCATTGATGACGTGTTGTTCATGGAATTATTCAACAAGGCCGTTATCGACAGCGAACCCGAAGAAGTACCCGAGTCAATGATTGAAACCGAAGTCATCAACAAAAACGCGAAGGCAAAAAAGGCAGTCAAGAAAAGTAAGCCCGAACCCGAAGCAGAGTTCGAGGGAGTAAAATAATATGCGAGGACAAGAATCTGGCGACCCATTCTCAGTTACCACTACCCACGCGACTGGTGCGGTTGCTTCCAAAACCGGCGCAACCGGAAAGACTTATTACATCACTGATATTTCAGCAAGTTCAGACAAAGCCGGTTCGATTATCCTGGTCAAACAGGGAACCACGACTATCTGGCAGGACTTGGTAGGAGCAGGAGCCTATGCTCGTTCTTTTAGCACTCCTTTAGTCGGCGCGTCTGGTGCATTAGTGTCGGTTGAAATTGACGGCACTTCAGCATGTAAGGCTAATATTTCAGGCTACGCCCTCTAATGCGGCTTTTTTCTCCCAAAGAAATAAAGAAGGTTGTGGTTAATGATGAAGTACGAAGAAGCGTCACGCTGAAAAAACTCATCAAGGATAACCAGGAAGATTTAGCCACCCTTCAAGCCCGACTGGACCCGAAGAAGCGAAAACTGCAAGAAGACTTCCAGCTATTTTTCAATCAGATTACCAATCAAAAATCAGCCCTTCTAAAAGAAGTGACTGACCTTGAAGAACGCCAGGAAAAAGCACTCATACCTTTAGACGCTAAATGGCTGGAGTTGGAAGAACGGGACATATCTATTACCAGCCGGGAAGAATCCGTTTCTAAGCGTGAAGCCACAGTCCAATCCACACAGAGTCAACTTGAAGAACGTATAGACTTCCTCGTCGAAAAGACCGATGAACTCGCTGAACAAGAACTCGACCTTCGCAAGCAGCAGCAGACAGCAAAAGAACAGGCTTCACTCCTTGAAGGCTCCACGCGTGACCTGAATGCCAAATGGGAACAATTCCATCTTCAGGCTAACTCCAAAAAGCTTGAATTGCTGGACCATGAAAAGCGCAATTTCGACAAGGAACAGGCACTTGATGTGATTAAGGAAAGTTTGGATAAACGCGAAAACGATTTGAATGATTATAAGCGCCAGCTCGACGACCGGGCGGCAACCCTTGAAAGAGGATTTGTGGAATTAAGAACCAAACAAGATGGCCGATAGAGCACGGCGGGATGTTAACCAGGTAACAGGATTATTAGCTGAATCAAATGCCGCAAACGGCAACCCGGTTTCGCTGTATGCCGACCCTTCAACGCACCGATTATTAGTTGATGCTTCAGTCAGCGTTTCAGGACTCGCTACCGCAGTAACGGACGGCGAAGCAGTTGATGCAGCCGACGTTGGGAATTTGGCACTGGGAACCGATGGAACCAATTACCAGGTATTAAAAACGGACTCATCCGGGGAACTCCAAGTAGATGTTCTCTCATCCGCCCTTCCCACAGGCGCTTCTACTTCAGCTAAACAAGACACCATCATTGGGCATGTCGACGGCATCGAAACCCTGCTCACCACCATTGACGGACGTGTGGACGGAGTTGAGACGTTACTTACAGCCATCGACGGCCACGTTGACCAAATTGAAGGTTATGTAGACGGTGTAGAAGGATTGCTTTCCACGATTGATGGCCATGTTGACGGTGTGGAAACTTCTTTGTCCTCGATTGATGCGAAGACTCCAGCACTCGGTCAAGCTCTAGCGGCCGCTTCCACTCCTGTTGTTTTAACAGCCGCGCAGATTACGACGCTAACACCGCCAGCAGCGATTACAAACTATGCCAACGAAACAGGAGGGAACCTCGCTGCTATCGCTGCTTCCGCTTCAGTCTTAGATGACTGGGATGAATCCGACCGGGCCAAAGTTACACTTCAAAAAGCAGCCACCGCCACTGTTACCTCAGTCAACGACACCGCATCTTCGACCACCTTACTGGCTTCAAATGCTTCCCGCTTGGGAGTCTCAATCTTCAATGACTCTACAGTAGCTTTATATATAAAACTCGGAACCACCGCTTCCGCTACAGATTTCACCGTCAAACTAATTACAGACGATTACTATGAAGTTCCAGCGGGATATACCGGAAGGATTGACGGCATCTGGGCCAGCGATGCCAGCGGAGCCGCAAGAATAACTGAACTCACCTAAATGCCTTTATTCAAAAAACGTGCAGCAACATCAGCAGACCTAGCTACGCAGATTTCCGATGAGACCGGAACAGGCAAGGTAGTTTTTGATACCACTCCGACTTTGGTGACGCCAATTTTAGGGGTTGCCACTGGCACAAGATTAGGGCTAGGAGAAGCCACAGCCAGCGTCGTTCCTCTTGTTATTACTCCCGCAAGTGGTTCTAACGGTGAAGTGATTACTAGTGCAAAAGGTGCAGACTTAGACCCTGACTCGATGCAATTGATAGTTAGAGACTCTACTGCTCTTGCTGCGAATGTAGGAGGAGGGATTGGTTTTCTCGGCAAGTTTACATCAGGTGGTTCTTATGCTGGCATGGCTTCTATTTCCTTAAGAAAAGAAAACGCTACCGATAGCAACTTCCAAGGTAACTTAATTTTTGCCACTCGTAACGGAGGCTCCGTTTCTGAGAGAGCAAGGATTACTTATGACGGCAACCTAAAAATTGGCGGTACAGCCGCCCGTGGAACAACCGAACCTACCAATTCTATTTCCTTATTCAATGGCACCGCTCCAGTCGGCACTCTAACAAATGGTGTCTCGCTTTATTCCGCCAGCGGTGAGTTACGCTCTATGGATGCCGCGGGTAATTCAACCTTACTTTCCCCTCATGACCACGAAACAAATGAGTGGATTTATTATTCTAAAAACACCGTCACCGGCAAAGTTTTACGAGTGGATATGGAACGACTAATGAAAGCTCTTGATGCAAGGTTGGGTGGTGGATTTATTAAAGAGTACGTGGAAGCCATCAATTAAATGGAATACGTAACCCAAGACCAATTCAGACGACACAAACATCAGGGCATCGAAACCTCAATACTTAACGACGGAGTAAGAGATATTTTAATGTCGTTTGAAACAGGAGAACAGACTGCTACCAAACTTTACTTTCCTTTCGCCGTTGAGATTAAGAAGATTCGCGGAATTGTAATGAAAGCCACCGCCACCACCGATAACGGGACCATCACCGGGGCCAACGCAACAGGAAATTCAACCAACGGCGTCATTACTTCCGTCGCCTCAGCAGCCCTCAATACTGAATATTCAGTCTCCCCTACAACAAACAATCGAGTCGGAAAAGACTCTTATTACAAACTCACTTCAGCAAAGACCACAGCTGGAGGAAAAATCTTAGTTACTCTCGAATATACCCGACTCTAAATGCCCACCATCCCGATTACTTTTAATAAAGGAACCCAAGCTCCAGCCAAACTCGGAACAGCGATTGTTAAGCCTGCCGGAAAAGACATGATGAGTTATTCCCAGAATGTCGAAGTCCAAAGCGATGAGTATGGAAACGGCGTTCTTGTTCCCGGCCCGGCTCTCGTAACCATCGGCAATAATTCAGAACTAACAGGTGTTCCATACGTCAAAGCCTTTTGGGGTTCAGCTTCCCAGAGTGCGGGTTACTTGTATTTCGCCGAAGGACTCTTGGGCGCAACCAACAAAATCCGCCGCATTAAAGATGTCATTTCAGGAAGCACACCCGTCATTGATACAAGCGACAGCTTGACCGTCACACACACGGCCCACGCCACCGTGGTAGTGGATGACATGGTTATCAGGAATGACGGGACAAACGCTTTTGCATACTACGTTGGACAGGACGCTACTGACGGCTGGATAAAGAAGATTCAAGCAGACACCGGGACCTTTTCATCCACGGACTCAACCATCTCGACGCTAACCGCAAACGTCCCCGGTTCGGAACGCAAACTCTTAAATGCCAGTGACGGAAATATCTACATCGGACACTACAACCATATTGATTCAGTAAGCATGGCTGATGCGTATACGAACAACGTCCTCGACTTAAAACCTGATTGGGGTGTTACCGCGTTGGCTGAATGGAGACTCAGGATGGCCATTGCGTACAGTGATACCAGGCTGTGGACTTTCTCAACCCGAAAATACGCAGGCACCTCTGGGATTGTGTTGTGGAATTTTATTGACCCCTCATTTGAAGAACCAATTAAATGCCCTTCCAGATACATCTCCGCCGTAGTAAATGACCCTGATGGTTCTCTCTTAGTTTTCGGTGGAGTCGATGAAGGCAAGTCTACAATTTACGAATTTACAGGCTATGGATTCAATGTCCTTTACTCCTACATAGGCGACCTCCGGCGCTCCAGACATTCAGTAGACTTCGATGGAATGGGCCGGGTTGTCTTTCAGACAGCAGATGGACAATGGTGCAGGTTCGACAAGCGCAGCGGAATTTTTGAACACTTAGGCACAATCACCACGGGCTCCAGTGCCGGAGGAGTTTTCACAAGGCTTCTGGGAGGCACAGGGAATGAGTTTTTTGCCGCGTCAGGCACAGGCTCCACATATACAGGAAAAAGAGTAACGTTCGGTTCATACATCGGTGATGGTGATTCATCCGATGGAGTGACAACCCCTCTTGCAATCTCAGGCCAAGTCAGCCTCCCCCGGAAATCCATTGTGACCGGGATTGAATTGAATTTTAATAAGAACCTCGAAAGCGGAGAGAAGGTAGAAGCCCGGCTTTACAAAAACGGTTCCACTTCGACGACCACGCTCGGAACTGCGAGCTTTACCACAGACGGAGCTATTTCCAATAAGAACGTCCGGGGACTCGAAACCGGAGTAGACAACGCAGCGGTGGGGATAGCCTGGAAGATGACCGACGCCTCGACCACCGCACCCGGAATTGAAAGCGCCTTCCTGCATTACAACGAAATTAAGACCCTATAAACATGAAATCTTTTCAGGAGCTTTACACTGAAATACAAGACCAAACGTTCGACACTTCGGCGGCTGGTTTAATCATAATCAAGCGCAGAATCAATGACGGGATTAAGTATCTGGCCCGGAGGACGAAGGGCGTATTTTTAGACAAATCCTCCACCCTCACAACCACTGCATCAACCCAATTTAAGGACGTTCCTTTTGATGTAGGAAAGATTAAATCAATCTATGTCACCGTTTCCTCGAGACGATACACACCAAAAGAATGTCCCTCGCGCGTGATGTGGGACAGATTAAACGCTTCCACATACACATCAGACATTCCTGAATGGTTCTTTGTCGATAACTCGACCAACGGACAGCAACTTGGCCTGTTCCCGGTCCCGGCCACGTCAAGCAACGTCATTACCATTCTTCATAAAAAGAGGCTGCGGGATTTAGTCTTTCCTGACTACACCACGGGAACAATCGTATCCATTGCCAATGGCGCTACGACCGTAACGGGTTCAGGAACTACTTGGACTTCCAAGATGGTTGGACGCTGGATTCGGATTAATTTAACTGACACCGCAACCACGGGAGACGGGGACGGCGAGTGGTATCAGATAGCTTCCCGCACTTCAAACACAATCCTTGAGCTTGCTAAAAACTACAACGGAACGACTATCTCCGCAGGGGGGGCCACTTATGCAATCGGGGAAATCTCCCCTGTTCCAGAAGGACACGAAAACGGAATTACAGACTACGTCCTTGAGAGGCACTACCGAAGAATTGGCGATAACACCACCGCTGATGAATACAAGCTCTCACTCGAACAGCACATCAAAGAACTGATGAATGACTCAGGCTCCCAGACTGAAAACCTTGTTCTCGATTACGGAGACACTTATACCCAAAATGACCCTAATCTATTCATAACCTTATAACCATGGCAACACTTCAGGGGAATCCCTACAATCTGCAAGGCTCAATGCCGAAACTCCAAGGCGGCTTCGTTGGACCAATATTACAGCCCACTGCTAATCCTCAGCGGCAGGGTTTTGTTGGCCCTATTCTTCAACCGACAGTAAAAGGTCCAACCCTTCAACCGGCCGCAACCGCGCAGCATCTGCAACCCGCAGCCACAGCACAGCAACTACAGCCGGCAGTTGGCGGTGTTCCGAAAATGACTCCCCCGCAAACTCCTAATCCCCTGGCGAGTGCGTCTTTCGGCTTTATGGACGGTTCACAGTACAACCAGCAGGGTTCTCAGCTTCAGGCTCCCTCAGCCCCTTCGTACAGCGGAGGTTCTTATAACGCTCCGACCGCACCAAGCACCCCTAATTACTATGGCGGTACAAACAACACCACTCTTGCAGACCCGTACCAGCTTCAGGGCTATCAAGGCGCCGCTCCGGCTATGCCCCAGGTAGATACTTCACAATTAAGCGAGCTTGAAAAACTCATCCAAAGCTACTACCAGATGTCACCTGAAGAAGAAGCCGCACGGCAGGCATATAACGACCAAATCTCATCAAGGGATTCCGGCATCGCGGCACAGAGAGCCATTCCCAAACCGATGGAACTTATCCGGGGCGCTTCACAAAACATTCTCGAAAATTCAGCCGTGCAGGAACAGACACTCCAGCAGCGTTTAGCCCTTTCACAAGCTAAGCGTCAGGCCGCTTTAGATGCCTCTAAATTTGCGTTAACCCGTGAAGATGAAAAGGTGAAAGCACAGAAGGAAGCACAGAAACCCATCTCTGTTGGAGATGGAGGCACCTTAATTGACCCGACTACAGGAAAGGTTATTTTCCAGAATCCAAAAGACCAATCGAACTCATTCAGTTTGGGCTTTGACCCGTTAACAGGCAGTCCGTATGTCTTGAATTCACGAACTGGACAGTTAAACGGGGGAGGTACGAATTTAGGCACGACCGGAACGAACTACGGGCAGGGACTGAGTTTCAATACGGGCTCCACAGGCATGAGAACTGACCGCCACAACAACCCGACTGCTTTTACAACCGAGGTTGCAAAGCAAGCAGGGTTGGTTGAAGGCGTTGATTACACCATTGGCGACGCATTTCCAAATAACCCTAACTTAAAAACTGCAAAACTATTAGGCGACCCAGTAGGAACCACAATTAAGGTAATCGACAAAATTGGTTTCTACACTCCGTCAGGTCAACCTCGTTGGACCTATATTAATCAAATTCCCGACGCCAAGAATTGGTCCAACTTATCCTATGACCAAAAAGCGAAAGTCGTCGCCCAGATGTACCAGCATGAAGGCGGAAATGGTTCATTAGTAAGTGGAACAAGCAACGACCCGGTTAGTTACTATGGCCAACAGGTTCAACAGAATCCTCAAAGCTACAATCAACTTACTGAACAGGCTAAGAAACTGGCCCAAGAATACTTCCGCAGACAAGGTATACCGATTCCTGACACGATTAAACCTTCAGACACTCAAAACCAATCCGCAGGTTTCGCTACTCGTATTCAACAAGCCTCAAGTGTGATTGATACTTTAGAACAAGCTATTGCTTCTTATAATCCAGTTGGTTTCGCCGCTCAATTGAAATTACCTAGCTGGGCACAATCCTCGCAAATCCAGCAATACCAGCAAGCCGCACTGAACTTAATTGGTGCAAAACTACGCAAGGAATCTGGAGCGGCAATCTCACAAACAGAATATGACAACGCTTACGCGCAGTACCTCCCTAGAGCAGGGGATTCTGCGGCTGTCCTAAAACAGAAGAAGCAAAACCGCGACACTATCTTACAGGGAGAAATCCAAAATGCTGGCTCAGCCTATAGCAATAAGCAATCATCTACTTCAAACAATAACGACCCATTGGGTTTAGGAATCTAAATGGCCCTCAAAGTCTTATCAGCGCCAGTCAATGGACCAACACTCAATCCCAAAGTACAGCCAGTTAACCAACCGGCGTTTTCACCGAAAGTAGCTCCAGTACAGCAACCCGCCTTTAATCCCCAGGTACAGAGTCAGCCTCAGAACCAGCCGAAGATTACGAGCCTCGGAACAGCCACCAACCAGCAAGCTTATACGCAAAAACTATCCCTCGACGAGTTCGCCCAAACCATCAAACAAAAGTACCCGGAATATGCAGACAGGGATAACGCTACCTTGGCCCAAGCAATGCTTTCCAAATACCCCCAATACCAGGACAAGGTATACACGCCAGTTGAACAACCCCAGTCTCAGGGTGATAACAGCTTCGGACATACTGCCAAAGAGATGCTCAAGTTCGGATTGAGCGGAGGGCTTTATCCTAACGATATAAGCAAAGGTGCGCTCAAAGGCGTAGTCTCGACTGCTTACAACACCACCAAACTATTGGGTAAGGGATTGGAGAAACTTACAGGCGTCAAGAATCAGAATAGTGAATTGAATCCAGACTTATACACACCCAGCAACACAGCTCAAAAGACAGGTTTCTATGGAGAACAAGTCGGAGAGTTCTTCCTACCGGGTGGACTTGTATCGAAAGCAGGTAAAGCCGCGGATGCCGGTATTCAAGGATTGAATCTTGGCACACAGGCTACAAAGACATTACAGCTTGCAGGGAAGGCCGGGTTAGGAGCCGTTGAATCTGCCGGTATTACCGCCGCTCAAGGCGGAGACGCATCGGATGTTAAGTTGGCTGCTGGACTCGGCGCAGGGTTTACCGTGGCCGCTAAAGGAATTGAATCTGTCTTAAAACGTATTCCTCAGACTGCGTGGAGTTCTATCTTAAAGAGAACGCCGACTGAAGCGTCCAAAAATCCAAAACTCACACAGCAAGCAGCCGAAACCGGACTAACAGGATTTACCCGTCAGAGTATTGCCAACAAAGCACAAGAAGCGATTCAGTCCATTGAAGTTACTTTGGACGACCTTCTAAACAAGAGAAGCGGTCAAATTAATACCGCAAAAGTCGTTGGTTATTTAGGCGATTTAAGAAACTCTTACTCTGCCATTCCAGGTGAAAAATCATCTGTCAAAGCCATAGATGATATTGCTGGCGAATTGTATGAATCTTTCAAGTCCGGCCAACCCATGACCTTAATTGAAGCTAACCAACTCAAAAGAAATATTTACAGTGTAATTTCAAAAAGCTATGGGAAGGGAATGTTGGAGTTACCCGCTAAGACAGAAGCTCAAAAACTTGTAGCAGCAGGACTCAAACGCGAGATTGAAAAAGTTATACCTGAAGTTAAGACCTTGAATGAAAAACAAGCAGTCTACATTCAGATAAAAAAAGCTCTCGATAAGACTATTGCGAGAACTGAAGGTAAAGGAATCGCAGGGACCGGCGTGGGACTATATGACTTACTGCTAGGAGGCATCGGTACTGGTGCCGGAGCCTTGGCCGGGAACCCATTCATAGGACTCGGCCTCGTTGCCACAAAGAAAACCGCCGAATCTCCCGGCGTGCTCAGCGCAACGGCAAAACTACTCAATCACTTCAACCAATTATCCCCAACAAAAAAACTTCTCTTTTACCAAGCGTTAAAGGGAATGATAGTCGAAGCGGGTACTAGCAGTAGCTCCGATTCTCCAAGTACAGAGCAATAAGAACCAAGATTAGTCCTAATATCCATATCATACCTTCAGCCTACACCCCTCATTAAATCCGTCAAATCACTTATCCCCCAGCCTTATGTCCCGAACCTCACCAACAATCGACCGCCGCGAAAACGCCATGCTGAACGCAGTCATGGAAACCAATAGGTTACTCTCAGACCAAGCCATTGAACTCGCTAAAAATACAACTGAGACCCGCCTACTCAAAGAACAAGTAACCACCCTTAACGGAAAAGTGGCCGGTCATGAAACCCGTATGCAAGCCCAAGAAGGACTAACGGCTCTGATGGCCCAGTCTATTCAGACGTTTCAAAGCAGAGAAGAGAAAAAAGAAGAAAAGGCGGAATTGCAGACTACCTTCTGGCAACGCAACGAAGACAAGATAATTTGGAGTGTAGTGGCAATAGGTTTGATGCTCTTTTACTACCTTCTTACCAATAACGGGTTTCCTCATTTCTTATCTAAATAATTAACGAACGAAAATATGCCTATTGAAGATTTTGGGAAGGGCGCAATCCCCGACAAGCCCGACCCCCGTGATTTCAAGTTTGAAGAGGTAATGGGAGCCGCCCAAGTTGACTGGTCCAAGCCCTTCCAGTTACCTCGCCCGCCCGCAAACGACCAAGGCATCTCTGATTCATGCGTGCCCCATGCGTGGAGTTATTACCACTGGCAACTGCATGGAAAGAACTATTCCCGGAGAGATTTATTTGTTCGCATCGCTTTAGACTACGGTGCTCAAATCAGGGACGGAGGATGGCAGACTGTAAATAATGGACAGGCCACCAAAGACGAGGTTTCGGACCCTTCCCCGCAAACACCGCAAAACATGCGGGACAAGTCCGGCACAAAACAAGAATTCAGAGATGACGACAAGGAGAAGGAATACCGCGTCATTCAGGATGGCTCAATTGATGGTGTAGCCCTTGCCATCGAGCAAGGGAAAGGAGTGGTGTTTGGCGTCATCGGGACTAACCCCGGCTGGCAAGACCTCACTAATCCCCGCCCTCCTCTGCAAAGCGAAGCTCAATGGGGCCACGCACTCTATGCCTTGGGCCACCACCTGCACAATGGCTTGAAATGCATACTCGCAATGCCCTCATGGGCTGGCGTTGAGCTGCACCACATCAAAGAGAATTATTTTGAATCAGGAAATACGTTCAACGCCTGGACGCTGATTCCGAAAGGAAGAACCATGCAATTAGTAAAAAACATCAAAGACCAAACTGTAGGTATCCTCACCGGCAACAACGACAAGCGCATCTTGGCTTTTGCCGACCTTGAATCGCTCGGATTACTCGGCGACGAACCTCAGGATTCGATGGACTTCACTGGCATCCCCATCTACAACGTCATAAAAAAGAACCCGAATGGCACGGGATTCATCATCGTTAATAAATAAAAATAACTACATGGAAATCCTCAACATCCTCATTCACAGTGTCCCGTTTGTAGTCGGTATTGCGCTCGTGGCTATTACTCTCGGAGGGAAAGCGCCCTTGCTAACAGGAATAGCCTTAATCATCTTGGGCTTGTTGCTGAAATAGCCTGTGGATAACTGCTCTAGCGCAATCCAACAGACTTGCTAAACTTAATCAGTAACCTCACACCAATGGAATCAAAATATGCAGTATTAGCCAAACGGTTCGCCCGGACTTTCGCCTATGCTGTCCTGTCCATCTTAATCACCGGGTTTATGGCAGTGGTCTATTTCGTAATCGGCAAGAACGTTGACACCGTTCAGGCAATCAAAGACCTTGCCCCCCAAATGCTTTTAGTCTTCCAAGTCGCTATCGTTCCCGTAATCCTTACTTCGTTTCTGGCCGCGCTCGACAAGTTACGCCGCTGGGTAGAACCCCAACTCCCTGAACCCTTGTCCAATGAGCCGAAGCAATAAGGAGCTTCTCAAAGCCAAGCGACACGCTAAACGCAGGGCCATCCGCAAAGCTGATAACCTCTACATCCCTCCGCTACCGAAATGCTACAAATGCGGACTCTCACTTCCACCGAACATGCCAATGAAGCATTACTACAGTTGCACCTAATCTAATCAACTTAATAGCCCTTAAAGGCAAAGTTGTGCACCTCCACGGCAATCAGTTTGATGAAAATATTGCCAGTTGGAGTCCGCCTATGACCCTAACCATAGTCGGTCTTCAGCTCTTAAAGGGTTCACCTCCGCATCAGATCATCTGATAAATGGGGGTTATGTATTCGGCCTCCGCTGGCAAGCTGCGGCAACGCTGTCGCTCTCGGTACATAACACCATTTATCAAACGCCCCTTTGCTCTTAGGGGCAGGCGTCTGTTCAGACACTAATGACTGCCTCCCTTGCAATTGTCCGTTGAACACTCATTGAGCGGATAACTGCTCCGCCTATCGAGGCGAAACTTACATTCCTGAGGAGGAACTATGGCTACACAAGTTAAGACTGTTTTTCTTTTGGTTCACGCTTCAGGCGATGGACCAGACAGGAAGACTTACTTCAATCGCGCAGGAGTCGCCTTCGTAAACAAGGACGGCTCACTCAACGTCAAGCTGGATTTATTTCCGGCTCTGACCTTCAACATCCGTGATGCACAGCAGAACGGAGACAAAGCACCCGATTCAGACAAGCCCTTCTAACTCCGCTGGTTTTCCAACCCCCAATCCGCCAGCAGGGGGAACCCTGTTCCCCTCCCGCCTTAAAGGAGGCATATGAAACGGAGACGAAAATGCAAACGAAGACTACGAAAGAACCGCTCCAAATCCAGGTGCAGTGTAAAAGCTGCCATTCAGTCCAAAATTACCAAGGCCAGATTAAATGCAAAAACTGCGGTAAGTCTGGTTCGCTTCAGTTACTTAGGAGGTAAACGTGTATTGTCCCGTATGTCTTGAACCATTCACGCTGATTGATAACGAGTACAAACACACAGAAGGAAAGTGCGAGGTGACACTACATAACGTCCCTTCAGTCTGTGAGGAGTACTGCCCTATCTGCGAACGACTTAACAAGCTCGAAACGGAGGACACATCAAGTGTTACTAGGCAAAGAGAAAATTAGCCGCGCTGAACTGGCGTTGATTGAGACGCCAGAACCAACCGACACTTTCAAACCAATCCCACATCACGAATTAGTGAACTCGCTAATCGAAACCCTTTCCTTCCGTCACATCAACGTCGTCTCAGATGAATACGTCACTGACGCGGACGGAGCGAGAATGTTCGGACTTCTGCAACTCGACGCGACATTTCTTGACCTCCGGTTTTCAATCGGAATCAGGAACGCTCACGACAAGAGTATGCGTTTGGGTTTAGTGGCCGGATACAACGTGATGGTCTGCTCGAACATGAGCTTCAATGGGGAATTCAAACCTGTTCTCGCAAAACACTCTAAGCACTTCAATCTTGAGGATGCTCTGACAATCGGCGTGGACAGGATTCAGAAAGGCTGGACTCCAATGAAAGCAGAACTGGAACACCGGCGCACAACTGAACTCACCGATGACCAGGCCAGGCTGATGATTTACCAAGCCTTCCTTCAGGAGAGGTTTCCAATCAAGCTGATGAAACCTGTGGACAAGGAGTACTTCAATCCCTCTTATGAGGAATTCAAACCGAAGACTCTGTGGAGTTTGGAAAACAGCTTCACCCATTCGTTTAAGCAACTCAATCCCATTCCCCAGTACCAGTCAACCGCCCGACTCGGAACGTTCATGAAGAACGTCACTCCAGCGAGGACATCATGATTTGTCCACACTGCAAAAGTGAACTCACCTTTCCCATGGTCCAAACGGAGAAAGGATACGTTCACCAGCAATGCGCCATCGTAATGGCCCACACAGACCCTGTGGCCCCAGACGACGCTTCAGAACCTTGCGACTGCAATAACCCTGAATGTGTTTTTCTCAAAGAGAATCACAAACCGATAAAGTGAGGTGATCCACATCTATGAGCTACGAAGTACATTGCGGCCGCTGTTCGAAGCTCATTGCCATATTGAGCCGCGACCCCGGTTACTCAACCCACTACGTTTGCCCCAAGGAGGTCCCCCATGACTCTAAAAACGGGTCAGCGTTATCTAATAACCGCTCTCCCCAGCAGAACACCAGTTTGTTATTTCACGGTTGGGAAGAAAGACCGAAAGAGATGGCAGACTCTCATTCAAAATAGCAAGGTGCTAATAACACCCACCCCACATCAAAGTGGGGTCTTTTTTTCGGCTCAGTTGCTGAGGTGAGGTGGGGCATCCGCCTTATTTACCTTCATTCGTTCCCTTCAGGATTCCTTCATCTAATCTTCATTTTTATCTGCTATAAAGAAGGCATAATCATTAAGAAAACCTCATGTCATACTCTCCATATTTGGACCAATGGCCCCAAGAGCCAACGCACGAAGACGAAGACTAAGACAAGAGAGCCGCAAGGCTCTTTTTTAATTGCCACAGGCTTTTCTTTATGGCTTTAGGAAGCCGCATGGTAAAGTTCTGCGAATGGACAATAAAATGTTCTTCGGGGACAACCTCGACATCCTCCGCAATGACATCAAAGACGAAACTATTGACCTCATCTATTTAGACCCGCCATTCAATTCAAAATCGAATTACAACCTTCTTTTTAAATCCCCAAAAGGCCACAAAGCGAACGCCCAGATTACAGCGTTTGAAGATACCTGGCACTGGGGCGAACAAGCTGAACGAGAGTTTAATGAGCTGGTCCAACAGTCAAATACCGACGTATCAGAAATGATGCAAGCCCTTCGCAGGTTTTTGGGCGAAAACGACATGATGGCCTATCTGACAATGATAGCCAATCGTTTGATTGAACTGCATCGAGTCCTAAAGCCAACCGGAAGTTTGTATCTACACTGCGACCCGACCGCCAGTCATTTTCTTAAAATCGTTTTAGATGGAGTTTTCGGAAAGCAGCATTTTGTAAATGAGGTTATTTGGAAGCGCACCACAGCCCACAACGACCCTAAAAAATACGGCAACATACATGACTGCATCTTCTTTTATGAAAAGGATGAGAAGCGCACGTGGAATCCGATGTTCCATGAATACGGTGCCGAGTACACGGAAACGAAATACCGCCATTCAGACGAAAGGGGAGTATATAGACTCAGCGACCTGACGGCGCCGGCACATGGTGAAAGCGGAAGGTGGGAGTGGCGAGGGTTCACGCCTCCGCCTGGAAGAATGTGGCGCTTCACTGTTGAGAACCTCGAAGCGTTAGTTCTTGAAAATCAAATCTACTGGACACCGCGAGGCCGGGGAGGGGGACCTGGGTTTCCACAATTCAAACGTTATCTCACCGAAACAGGAACACCGCTTCAATCAGTCTGGATAGACATCTCGCCTATCAATTCACAGGCTCAGGAAAGACTCGGCTACCCAACCCAAAAACCCCTTGCACTCTTAGAACGAATCATAGCGGCCAGCAGTAATGAAGGCGACATTGTACTGGACCCGTTTTGCGGATGCGGGACTGCGATTCACGCAGCGGAGAAATTAAAGCGCAGGTGGATAGGAATTGACATTACACACCTTGCAATCAGCCTTGTAGAGAAAAGATTAAAGGACGCCTTCCCGGATATTACATTTGACGTTCACGGCACACCGAAGGATTTTGAATCCGCACGCAACTTAGCTGAGAGAGAAAAATACGAGTTTCAATACTGGGCCTGTTCTCTGGTTAACGCGCAGCCGTTCCAAGGGAAAAAGCGGGGAGCAGATTCAGGTATCGACGGGCTAATATACTTTCAAGACGACAAAACAATGCCGAAGAAAATCATCGTTTCGGTTAAAGGCGGGGAGAATGTAAGCGTCCCCATGGTGCGAGATTTGGGCCATGTGATAGACCGCGAGAAAGCCTCCATTGGCTTATTCATTACCCTTGCCAAACCAACCCGCCCAATGAAAGAAGAAGCGATTAAAGCCGGGTACTACGAAAGCCCATCAGGGGCTAACTTCCCGAAAATACAAATACTCACCATTGAAGGTTTATTAAACGGTACCGAACGGGCCAACTTCCCGGACCTCATGCGCGGCGGTTTGATGTTTAAGAAAACCAAGACTGATATTAAGGAAAAACAGGACAAAATGTTCTAACGAAAAAGCCCCAGTTAAGGGGCTTTCTTTTTTGGGTAGTACAAAACCCTTGGGTTAAGGGATTATCGTTCAACCTGGAGGAGTTTAGAGCCCTTATACGCGATTCTAGCTTCCCCACGGTTCCCGTTACGTCTTGGGTTTCTTCTTCCTATATGGTGGTGTCGTTCAGAAAAAACCATTCCGTCAGCTTGCGCTGAGGGAAGCTTGATTAACCCGACCTCGACCTCGACCCCGACCCCGACCACGACCCCGACCACGACCCCGACCCCGACCTCGACCTCGACCCCGACCACGACCACGACCCCGACCTCGACCCCGACCTCGACCCCGACCTCGACGGTAGCCACCAAAGGGTATTGGGATTAGCTAGTATGGAGATAATCATTACTTAACCTCCGTAGGAAGTTTGTGCTTCCAAGGGAAAAAATCGACTACTGTATCTAGGTTCACAAAAGCATCACCGACTGGCTCAACTTCGGAAAGCGTGCCGTTTTTAATCGCTTCATTAAAGCGTCCTGAATCAGCAATCCAAGAGGCATTTTTAAGATAGGCAAATCGACCCACAATCTTTTTTACTTCACCAACTGAATGGTAGGTAACAGTACGAAAGTAATATTTACTACCAACTAAATCTTCATAGTTGAAGACCTCTTTATCCTCACTCAATAATTGGTCTTTGATTTTCTCGTAAGTCTCATCACTGATTTCTAATGTCTTTGGCATCGTTTTGTTTATTAGTTTCTAAAAAGGAATATCCTCCACATTAATATCTTCGCCCTGCTGTATAGTTGGCAGGTCATCAGAAACTACAGCGTCGCCATTGAGTGCTAGGTCGATTGCATCTTCAAGTTTCAGTAAAGCTTTTAAATCTCGTGCAATTACATCCACTGTGGCGCCAGCAGCAAGCATCCCGTTTACCATTCCATGCAGGGCGAGTCTTCGACCGAAGGCATCAGTGGAAGTACCTTGTGAGCGCGCAGGAGCCTCACCACGAGATGATTCTGGCTGGAGTGCAGTGTTAAGAGGAGTAAGCCGGTCGGCGGCTACGGTAGGGGCTTCGTTTGATTCCTGAAAGTTGATGATTTTCTTGCTCTCACGGTTCACGCCATTCTTATCTGTATAGCTTTCGATAACGTACCCAATTCTTACGGTACCGCCTTTCTTCAAACCCATGTTCTTAAACTGAGTCATCGCCGCCGAGTCTTCCATTACAGGTTGATTGTGATGGTCAAAGATAACCTCCCCGTTCCGGTCTTTTGCTTTGCGCGTGGCCCAGAATCCGTATCTGTTTTTGTTATGAGCGACGAGGGTGACTCTATCGTTCTTCTGTTCAACGCTTTCGATTGTGATTGCGTCGTTATAAATTTTTTCGTCCATAAAATTCCTTTTAGTCGCTGGCAGGATTTCCTGGCATCGCTGGCAACAAATCCCGCACAGCGGCGATGCTTAATTATTCGCTTACTGATTTGAGAACGTGAACGACATCTACGGTTCCGTCCTGTTTGTCGAATGTTTCTTGCTTAACGCAGTTTGCGATGAAGCTATGACCATCAACCGTTACGGTTACGTCTTGACCGAGCGGAATGTCTTTCGGGAACGGAATGCGACTTGAGAGCTTGATAAATCTCTCGTTAATTATTTGCGGCATTGTGAGGATTAATTAATGATTAGCGCTACGGATAGCGATTGCGACCCTTGTATTAATGATAGCAAACGCTCAAGTGCAGTCAATAACGCGAAACATCAGTAATTAGCAACAACGCGCTAAACTTATCCACAAGGAGCTTGTCAATAGAATCAATAGAAAAGTGTTGTTTTAAGCCGTTAAGTGGCGTACAATGCAGTCCGTAACTCACCTACGAACTTGGGATTAACGAACACGTTGGCTTGACGTTAATTACTTAACTGGCTAAAATGGTTGTTTCCCCGACGAGAAAGAAATTCGGCCCCATTCATACGATGAACGAGGCCGAGTTGGCAGAAAGCGCCAAGGTTTACTACTTTAGGAAACGAGTGTCGTAACCACTAATCTCCTAGCTTCCGGCAGACTTAGACCGGAACCAGAATCGGAAACGCTTTGATGCCGTACCACTTAGCCCAAATACGTCTCCCGTCTCTGGTTGTCGTCCAAGCACGAAACTCGATTCGCATGCCGGGAGGGACAACCAACTTCTTCTTCGGTTTACCCGATTTTTTCATACTGACCTCCTTGCGGAGGCCCACTCGAGTTCCACGGGCTCAAGTTTGAAGGGAGCGATATTCTGCTTTTCAAATAAGTTTTCACGGCGCTCGAAACGGGCGCACGGAAAAACCCCAATTGCACTGTGAATGGCTTTAGCCCGAGAGGGCTCCGCAACTGGGGGATTTGAGGGACCGGTCAGCTCCAACTGGCCGGTTTCCTTAATTTTAGGGAACCAATTCCCCTCAATTTAAGAAAAACCCAGGTTGGCACCCCGTGGCACAACCTGAGCACATAAAATCAAAAACTTTACTTCTTACTCGTTTTTCGGGAGAACGTCGTCGTTCACCTCGTCCAGCGAGAGTCCTGGAATAATTCGCCTGTAGTCTGAAGGGCGCTTTCCTTTCCCCTTCTCTACCAGCTCAACTTTCGTCCCTTCCAGCTGCTTCAAGATTCCCCCGAGCAGAAAATGAATATCGGCCGGCAGGGTTGGGTCGGCTTCCCGCATCAGTGTGGCGAGCCGCCGTTTATTAAAAATTCCCTCAACAGCAGGCAAGATGGCTATTACGGCTTCTTCCACTTCTTCCGGGCGGATTGTGGATTCCACCTGGGCGGGAGCCTCAGAGCCGTTGCGTGACAGTTCCATTATCCGGTCGAGCGACGCGATGTCTTTCTGGTACTGCTCCTCAATCTGGCGTTTCAGTCGCTCGTAATCCTTTTGGTTCATGAAATATCACCCAAATACATTGTATCATAAATCTTGCGTTTTTCAAGCCAAATAGCTTTTCTAGCAAGAGATTAGGCTAGAATTACCGATTAGTAATTCGCGCCGGTAGGAATTCTAACCCCTAGAGCTAATCTAAGTATACTAAATTCTGTTACTTGGGCGGAAATTCTTTTCGACTGTTCGATTTATCGAATAACTACCGTAGCGCTACAGGATACAGCATAGAACCGCGTAACACCGCAGGAACCCGCAGAAACGCCGTTGAAACGTCCGAAAACGCCACAGTAACGCCCGCATGCGCGGGCTGGCGCGGGCCTGCTCCTCCCCCTCCCGCCGGCGGGAAGCTGCATTGATAATACACAATGCGCCTGTGTGTTAGGCGACACGCAGTAAAACCGGGGCTCGATAGTGCTATATACTAAGGACCATGGCGCCCGAGATGCACTACTACCACCTGCGGTGTGGCGGGAAATTGGTTTACGTCGGCCCCGTCCAGGACGAGGAAGCCTACCGCTGTGAGCTGTGCGACCACCGGGGAATCCCGTTAACTGAGAGCATGGTTGACGGCGAGGACCGGGAGGAAGGCAGTGACCGATTTGATATCCTGCCTACGACTTTCATGGTCGGGGACCAGACGATTACAGTCTGTGAGTTGATAATGGACATGGAGCAGTTTAAAGAAGACCTTAAAGGGATGATTCCACCACTGAAGAGGCTGGATTTCGAGTCGGAGTAGGGTGTGGATAACTTTCCCAAAGAGGCCCTTGCGCGATTCTCCCAGTTTGCTAAACTTGATTTAGTCTCCCTGAGGCACCTTTTCATATCCCAAACAATCAAGCAAAAGACCTTCCACTCTAAACCGCTTTGTACCCGGAAGGTCGGCGGTTTTTTGTTTTCTGGTAAGGCAGCAGCACTCAGTAAAAAGACTTCATCCTAAAGTATGGGAGTCGCGCTCCAAAGGATAAGGATGGTGCAGGTATCCAGTCCTGCCGGGTGGTCTGGCCTTATTAGCAAGCAAGAAACATGAAATATCTTCTCTTCCTATTCCTCCTCATCCCCACCCATGCAAAGGCGTTTACCGCCGATGATGTCTTTAACGCTGTGAACCGGGACCGCAGGGCGCCGCTGGTAAGAAACACGAGACTTGAAACAGCGGCCCAGGCTAAAGCAGACGCACTGTCAGCCTGTTCATGCTTCTCGCATGACATAGGGAAAACGACACCCTGGTATTTCATAAAGAAGACTGGGTACAGGTATCGGGCCGCGGCAGAGAACTTGGCCCAAGGATTTATGAAAGTTGAAGACCTGAACACAGCATGGATGAACAGCCCCAGCCACCGGAAGAATATTCTGGCCGGCTATAAGGAAACCGGAATTGGAATCAGCGAAGGAACCTTTGAAGGCAAGAAGACAGTCTTCGTAGTTCAGATGTTTGGGTATCCGAGGTAATTGTTGAAAAACTAAACCTTAATCACTTATGAAGTGTGTTTTTCATCCTGATATTAATGCTGAGTTTATTGCACAAGGGAATAGCCTTTGTAGTAGTTGTTATCCATTAATTTCCGTGAAAAAGTTGATGGCTGTGGATGCGACCGACTTAAAGACACTTCGTAAAGTGTATGGACTTAAACAGAAACAATTAGGAGTAATACTAGGATTATCGGAATCTGCTATTTCCTACATTGAAAGCGGGCAAAGAACTCTCTCGATAAAGGCTATGGCGAAGTTACATAAATTTATTAGCCCAGTTGCAAAACCAATGCAACCACTCGAAGAGTGAGTAATTATGAAAGGTGGTGATGCCTAATGGAACCAATTAAAGGACCGTACAACAACCCTGACCCTGGTCTAATAACCCCGCGACAGCCAGTTGCCCGATAACTGTTAGCGGATTATATCGGGCATTAACTCGCCTTCGGTAATTGTGGGCAGAATCGTCATCGCAAGATGGTGGGACTAAGCTACCTCATAATTGCCAGGGCGAGTTAGTAAGTACAATTCAGTTACACGTCCGGCTCAGGTACTCTGGACGATAAATAAGAGCATCTGGCCCCCTGTGTTTCGTTCTCTCTCCGTTGCGGAAATACCAAGTCGTGATACGACCTCTTAGTCTCCGGCGCCAGGTAGGAAAGGATAGAGGTAAACTTTCCCCGCAGCGAAGAACGAATGAAAACCGACCTCACAGGAACGGCCCTAAATACTGAACGGATTGGTCAGGCGAACTTTAGTAGCCACCGTTTGGATGCCAAGTTAAATACTAAAGACTCATAGGTGAGCTTACCCCGAAGCGAAGATAATCGGGGTCAGGGATAGCCCATGAACTGTTTGCAGCGTTTGCTAATTTCCTTTGCGCTACAAGATTACTCAACGAGCCAACTGGACTCCGCGAAGAGTTAGGAATAAGTGCCGCCGAGAAACAACGGACCACCGACACTGAACACAAGCCTTCCCCAGGCTTTTAGGGTTTATCATGGAAGCCCAATAAGTATGAACAAACTTCGCCTTGTTAAAGTTAGGAACCATCTTCGGAAAAACCCGACTCCATTCGAGTTAATATTTAAGCGTAAATTAAGACGTTGGAAAATTGCTTTTAAGGAACAGAAAATCATTAGCGGTTTTATAGCTGATTTCTTCTTACCCCAGTATGGATTAGTTATTGAAATAGACGGCGCAGCCCATTACACCTACCACACTGACCGTGATAAGAGGCGAGATGATGTGTTAAGAAAAAATGGTTTGACAGTTCTTAGAATCCGCAACCCTGAGGTTCCCAATTATCAGAAGGAAGACATCCTATCCTTCGTGGATAAAATCGGCGTTCGACCAATACAAAACCACAACTTCCTCGATTCATATATGGCAACTCTCCACTAAGGTCGGAGTGTATCTATTTTGTGTGTTACAACAGGCTTAGGAGGACCTAATGAATCCCAATGATATTGATGAGTTTAAGATTGTCTTAGATGCAGTCGGCCAAAAGCATTTACGCCAAGCCGGTCCGATGATTCCAGCTTCTTGGGCCACCACACCGCAGCGTGACACCCAGTTGAAACTTTTGAACATGCCAATTCCGCAGCCGGTTCCAGGTTACCTTCTTCTTGATACCGGCGCAGGTCATGTATCCATTGATACCGACGTTGCCCGAGAGTTGAGTATTACGCCGATGTTAAAGAAAAAGACAGAGGTTCATGGGTTTGGCGGCGCAGGTGAGCTTAATCACTATTTAGCTAATCTAATACTGCCTGTGGTTCCGATAAAGGAAGGCAAGCCTTTGGGAGGTTCATTTGGTTTTCGTACGCCAGTCGAAGCCTGGGCGAGTGAAGGAATGCGGGCCAATCATCTGAAGTGGGGTTATACAACTCCTGACGGGAAGCCACTTCATGTTATCGGAGTGATAGGTAGGATAATTTTACAGTTTACGCGATTCACTTATAACGGTCTTACTGGTGAGATTGAGATTTACATTGATAAGTCAATAATGGTTTCTCGAAGCGCCTAGCTAAAACCGAAAAGGCCAGCTCATGACTGGCCCATCCGGGGTGAACGTGGAGATAAGATTCTACACCCCCTGTCAATAAAAGATTCCTTGTATAAAACCGAAAGCCCAGCTTTGGAAGCCAGGCTCTCAAGGTTGGGCGGAAGCATTCAGCCTCCAGCGATTCAACGTCCTCACCCCGTCAAATCTAACCCGGTTGGTCCACATTTTATTCATACGTCTTACGGTGTCAATAGCCGATACAAAAACGCCACACATACAAAGATGCCAGAGTTTTTGCATCCTAGCGCTGTGGATAAACTCGGAAATTCCGCTTAGTTATCCCTCTGGACAGAATTCACCAATACGTCATAATTAAGACAGCTGGTGTGGCGAAATAGGTAGCCGCTATCCAAAGGACTAACGGTATTGCAACCGGAGAAATCCATGTAGGGTGACTATAAAATGAAGACCCTTGGTACAAACAAGGGAAGCTGGGTACGCTGGCACATAAGGTGAAGCTAACGACTTAAATGTTAGGAACCGAAGACCGTTGCAAATCCCTACCACCAGCCCTCACTAACAAACACCCATGTCGTCCGACCTCACGAAGGATGAAGAATTAGAGTACTACCGCCAAGTTAGAGTCTTTGGTAACGCACGTTTTCACGAGCATCCAAAATGCGGTGAACCGCTGATTCCTTACGACTACAAAAAGCGTCACACCCGCTATCGAAGGCAGTTCTGCCCGGTTCATAAAGTCATCGTGAATATGAGCGGATGGGAAATTGGGTTTGACCAAAATGGAGCACTTCGAGAATTAAACAAGCAGCAATGAATTATGAACTAGCTAAACAACTTAAAGACGCAGGGTTTCCGCAACAAGAAAACAGCTATCAGGCTATACAGACATATCCTGCAAAAAACGCGGGAGTGATTCCATATTATCCAAGCCTCTCCGAGCTTATAGAAGCGTGTGGGGATAGATTCAATAGTGTGTGCCGAGAACCCGATGGTATGTGGTGGGCTGACTGGGAATCTAAACCCTTGGAATTAGAGGGTGACAGAGCCACCACCCCCGAAGAAGCTGTAGCCCGCCTCTGGTTAGCCCTTAACAAGTCTTAGTGTTTGTCCCGTTTCCGGTTCTGGATAGCCGGAAGTGGGTCTAACCCTATGACCAATGCCATCAAAAGCCTTCCTGAAATCTAGGAAGGAGGGAAAGAAAGCTCAAAGCTATGTTTTCAACATGTTCCGGTCATGGGGCCTCACAGTTAAAGAAACTCCCGACGGATATCACCCCGGTTATGACGGAATCGTTGACGGACTCTTGAATGGAAATCACGTTACGTTCCGGGCCGAAGTGAAGTGGGACAAGAAATCCATCGACACTGGGAACCTGTATCTCGACCTGAACAGTCTCAAGAAGTCTCAAGCCTCCATTCTCACTATCTGCCTGAACGACCCCATCGATACCGTCCTCATGCTTCCCCTTCAGGATGCCCTGAACTACGCCTTGGCCCACCCAAACATAAACGGTGGTGAGTTCTTCGAGAGAAGCTGCGTAGTACCAAAGGATATTTTTATCTCGGCGTTAAAGCCAAAAGTATTAACGACAAATTAATGACAGCATTTGTACTAGTATTAGTTTTTCTTCAAGGATTTTGTTTAGCCAGTGCCATTTGGACTTCTTATGGTGAGTCGAAGTTCAAAGACAAGTGGTTTGAATAAGTTCAAAGTATTAACAATTAAGAAATGACGCTCAAACAAATTGAGGAGATTAAAACAAAGAGATTGTCTGGACAATACACACTACAGGAACTTGGGAACGAGTATGGAGTAACAAGAGAACGAATCAGGCAAGTGGTCGGCGTTCCAAAGTTGAGAAAACGAATAAAAAAGGATTGTCCTAATTGCGGCAAAACTTTCATTGTTGGAATGGCCAAACGAAATTTATGTTTTGCAAACTGTAAAGCGCCTCATAAGACCAGACCCTGTATCGACTGCAAAATTATGTTCACGCCCAGCATGAGACAACGTCAGTTGATTAGATGTGATGAATGCCAAGTCCTCTATCATCGCGAACGGGTCAGGATAGGCATTCGCAAATATCAGCTGAAGCTAAAAAACTTAGGATTAAAACGACTGAATAATTAAACAGGGTAGCGACCAATGCTAAAAAATGTTTGGAAAACTTAAGGAGCTGCAAGGACAACTGGATGAGTTAAAAAGGGAAGTACATGGACCGAAAGATAAAAGCCCGAAGTCGTTTTGGCCACCTACAATGCTTGATATGTTCTGTGGGTTTCCGCGTTTCGCTCGATACACCCTCAAAGAACGAGTTGATGACTTACAGAAGATTCTCAAACAGCAGGAAAAACTTACCCACTTGATTTTGGAGCATATGGGTTTGGAGTACGTTAAAGTCACCGAGGAAAGCGGGGACAAGAAGGTTGTAGAAAAGCTGCGACCAATCAGTAAGAAAAAGTCCGAGCGGAAGAAAATGGCCGGTGATTGTGAGTGCTGTAGTTACGCAGACTAATGCCTACCTAAACCTCTTATCACTCTGAGAACACTCTGGATTCCGCTCGAAATGCTCAAAGTGCGCGGCGAAATTACCACCGCTGGCATGGGGCTTCACCCCCTGACCGCACTCATCACACTGAAAGCTAGGTCTAACAGCTTTCCTCTTATCGGCATCGTTTCGCAGGCGCACAGCCTCCTCCGCCTTGACTGACTTTCCGTTCAAAAGCGCATTGGGCATTTTGGTCATAACAGGCCTCCTAGACCGATTGTAAATTAACCCCGACCCATCTGAAAGAAACTCACCTTGTCCAGCAGGTAATCCAGTACCTCAATTTTAAAGGCCACTTCGCTTGGAGGAATAACACGGGCGCCACGCGAGCTGGAAGTAACGGCGAGCGGTTTATCCGTTATGGCTTCCCAGGTTCATCAGATGTACTTGGCATAGAAAAAGGTACTGGCCGATTCATCGCCGTTGAATGCAAAGCCACCACGAAGACTACGCCGCTACAAGAAAATTTCCTCAAGCAGGTCCGGGACCGGGGAGGTATCGGAATCGTCGCATATGACCTTAATGACGTTGAAGCAATCCTATGAAGAAGCACGAATATGAAGAAGTCGAAATAATGAAAGTAGATGGAGCCTTCCACCTCGCCACCAATCATCCTGATTACGAATTCCACGAGAAAAGGAAAATACCCAAATGGCTATGGGATGCCTATAACGAGATTCAGCCCAAGGCCATAGACATGCGGCGCAGGATTGAACGGTACTTTAAGGCGGTGAAAGACAAGCCGATGATAGTCAGTAAGAACCACGAAGATGAACATGTCGCAAACCACATCAACTTATAAAGTATGCACCCACCACACCGGATGGTTTTTTACGGTGAAGTTCTGGATATTTAAGAAGCGCATGTACTGGTGCGAAGTATGTGATAAAGCGATTGAGGCTAAGGAACTGAAAGCGAGGGGGATATGAAGCTAAAAAGGATTACCTTATTAGCATGGCTTGCAGTTAATTGGCCCCGGCTTACTTGGTACGAAAAGGCCTACTACTGGTTGAAAATTAAGCTAACCTAACCCCTACCTCATCCGGCTAAGCGGTGAAAGCTGTTGGTGACTCCGTTGCAAGTCTTCCGTTTCCAACTCTACATATCTTCGGCTCATTGTCAGCGTCGTATGGCCCAAGAACTTCATCAGGTAGAAAAGATTCCCGCCGCTCCGCACATAGTTCCGGGCGAACGTTCTACGTAGAACATGAAAGGAGCCCTCGACCTCGATACCCAGTTTGGAAAGCAGGAGCTTGAAGTTCCGCCGGCAGTTGTCATACATCAGCTTGGACCCGGTACGGGAGCAGAAGATGTAATCGAAGCTATGGCTTCGCGCCAGCTTGAACAGATGCTTTCTCATTTCAATGCTGAACGGCAGAGTGCGTTCCTTGTTCCCCTTGCCCCGGACGGTTAAGAGCAGATTGTCGAAATCGAGCTTGCTCCGCTGGAGGGTCAGGGCTTCATCAATCCGAAGTCCGGTATCCAGGCACAAAAGCACCACAGTCCATATGCGGGTTTCACTCGCGGACTTGGGCTTGTAACCGACGATGGCCCGGAGCTGCTGGTCGGAGAAGAAACTCATGACCTTTTGTTCGCACTTCAGCTGTTTGATTTTCAGGTTTTCGGGGATGTAGTCATTCTCATGGAGCCAGGTCAGAAACGAATTCATCCCGCGGATGTGTGTGTTGCAGGTGACGGGCTTAATGCCCCGCTCCCTCATTCCGGTCACAAAGTCTTTCAGGATGTGTTTAGTGGGTAGGCCATCACGGCCGAAGGGTGATTCGCGGTCAACCGTCTCACTAAGCACTTTTTGGTAGGTTTTGAAACTCCGCTGATAGAATGCTATCGTATGCGGACTTGAGTTCTTAATGTAGGTTCGTTCTTTACAAAACTGGTCGAACAGGAATTCCAAAGTCATACGCTCTCTCCTCATGGTCAAAGAGCGTAAGTGATTGAAAACTATGGGGCCGTAGCTCAGCTGGGAGAGCGCATGACTGGCAGTCATGAGGTCAGGGGTTCGATCCCCCTCGGCTCCACCAATACTTTCAATAACTTAGGGCGTCCATCATGGACGCCCTTCGTCGTTGTGTGTGCCCATAGTGTGCCAACCGCTTGAGACAACAATCTGGAATTAACCGTGCTGAAGGGTAGCAGCTCTTTTTGTCGGTATTCCCGGACAACGACTGCGAATCTTTTGCGGCGCTTTCTCTCCGTCTCTCCACTTTGATGAGGCCCGGTCCGTGTGCCAGTGCTTGGCTTCGAATCTCTCGCCATGAAAGAGATTTTGCATGTTTTGATTACGTGATCGTAGCAGTGGTCAAACGGAAGGATTTGGCTGCCCGTCGTGAAGCGAATGCCACCGGACTGACCAACAACGGACGCACCGTGCACTGGGGAGAAAATGAGTTTAAAGCCAACGAACTACTACCCTTGCGCGAGAAAGACATCGAAGAAGCAGCTCGATCTGAGAACATCGACGCAACGGCTTATCGAAGAAGTGCTACGGCAGGGTGTCGGACCGCTAGCAAGCAGGCCGGTCATGCTAAAATTCTTCTAAACATTTATCGAAGGCATGGCCTCCTTCCCCAGACGCGATCGGAACTTTACCTGGAAGGATGTCGACATCTGTGCGAAGAACCCAACCTTGGCAAAAGTAGCTGGCAAGGTCACGGCGAGCAGCATCGCTGCTGGGCATGA